CCGTTCCACTTCTCCTCAATCCTGCGTATCTGCATCAACCCTGCACTATTGTATGGAACAGAGTTTTGGTCAAAGCTGATATGAATAGGCAGTTTCGGGTCAAAGCGGACTGCTCCGACATGATCCGTTCTGCTGAATGATGAATAGAACTCACCCCCTGTCTGACTGAAAGGATTGCCGTAAACAAGAGCCTTAAATCGTTCTTCGGTATTACTTGCCCTGAGATTATCAATATAGTTCGAAGGAAGATTTTGAAGATTATGATAAGTGGAAGATATGGTAACAAACTTATTACTGAAGAACTTTTTGAAAAATGTCTTGTCTGAATAGATGGTTGCTGAGATCTCGTCAATGTAATCCTCCAAACGGAACAATTCATTTATCCAATCCGTTTTAGCAGGTGAGGTAAGAAAGTAAGCAGGGTTCAGGTCTTCACCCTCATCTGACAGTTCCCCATCCTTAACGTAAATGCCTTTTTGCCTTAACCTCGAAAGAATGACTTCCTTCACGTCTGTCTCATCTGAGTCTTTTGTCTCATCAAGGATAGCCCACGCAAACTCTTTCCCGTAATGTGCTTCTGCGTGATCCAGCGAACCAGTAAACACAACACAACCGTTGATGAATGAAATTATACCATAGTAATCATCGAAGTTATGCCCTTTGGTGTCAAAGTGAGCCGGTGGTTTCTTATTGACAACATAAAGCCCGTGAGGGTTAGATGTCTTGTCGTACTCTGTCACCCCGATAGACTTCCAGTATTCTCGCATCCGGAATAGAGTTGACTGAGTAAGCTGAAGATAAGTATTCGCTCCGATGAAGCCCCTGCACTTTGGGAACTTACGAATGAACCGATAAGATATAATCCCTCCAACATGAGTCTTACCCGAACCGACACCGGCCAGAAACAGGTTAAGCGATGCCGTTGACTTCAGTATCGCTCTCTGTGGTTCTGATATTTTCT